TTTGAAGGAGTATATTGATCTGGATCGTCATCGTAGTTGTCAAAGATTTCCATATGACCTGTAGATGTGTCTATTTTGGCTCCGAATGTTAAGCCATCCATACCATATCTATTTTTCATTATATGAAAACGACCTGTTCCTTTCACTTTATCTTCTTTTTTACGTGAGAGAGAAATAGCCACATCTGTAATCATGATTTTGTCATAGCTACCTGCGGCTTTATCACCCTCAATAATATCGTCTTTAGCTCCTGCTCTATTAACTTGAGATACACTCCATATAGGAAGTTTTAACTCACGAGCAAGACCTTTAGTACTAAGATAAATATCATCAATTTCATCTTTACGCTCACGATTGTTTCTTTTTGATCGAAGTAAGTCTACGTAATCGATAATCACTAAGTCTGGTTTAAAATCTAAGTCAATACACTTTTGAATATGTGATTCAATTGTTGAAATAGATGCTTTACCAGGTGAGTATTCTTTAATAACTAAATTACCTGGTAGTTCTAATATCTCTTTTTCGACTTGGTCTTTAAAACTCATAATGTTATTAACAGGAATACCTGTTAAACAAGCATCATATCGTCTCCCAACATAATCTTCACCTAACTCTAAAGTATAATGTACTACATTAAAACCTAATTGAACAGCATGTGCTCCTAAAGCAATTAATGTCCATGATTTACCTCCTCCCGGATTACCAAATATCAATCCAAAGTCACCTTCACCTAAACCACCTTGTAATAAGTCATTAAACAAAACCCAAGGTGTAGGAATTGGAGTTCTATTTTCTTCTCTATATCGAGACTCAATATCTTTACTATATTCTAATCCTAAATTCTTATCACCACCAGCTTTTAAAGCGTTATCAACTAAGTTTCTAATTGAATCATAATCACCAGCATTTAATAAATCTACTGATGTTAATAATGCTTTCTTTAATTGTTGGTTTTTACAGAAGTTAGAAAACTCTTCCTCTACATAAGCTAAATCATCGTCTGATGCTTTATATGCTTCTTTTAATTGTTCTTTAATCGATAATTGTAGAACTTCATTATCAATTTTCTTAACTTGTACTTTCAAGACTTCCATACTTGGTGTAGTATGGTATTTGTCATAGTACTTTAAGATTTCACTTATGACCCATTTATGAGCTGAGTTATCGAAATACTCTTCGCTTATAATGTCATGTATGTTGACTAAAAATTCCTTATGTGTTAATAAGGAAGATATTACTTTCGTCTGGAAATGTATTCCATACGAGGATAGTGTGCTTAACGTCATAACTTTTATTTATTTAAAACTGTTTAAAACTTTGAATGTGTCTCTAATCCAATACTCTACATTTTTGATTGTGTGATGTAACCCATCTTCGTTATATAACTTAATAAACTCAGCTGCTTTTGTTCTTTCAATTGGTTGTTCAATTATACTCTCGATATGCTTCTTCTCACCCTCATCTAATAACGGATTACCTAAATCCATAATCAAATAATTGTTCCTAATACTCTCGTTATTAAAAACCACCCTGGAATAAATAATATTGTCTTTGTATTTAGACTCACTTATTTCAAAAACCTCTTCTAAAGTCATTTCTCTCTCTGCTAATTCAGGGAACAATTTAAATAACTTTTTAGGTCCTAATCCTTGTACTCCAGGTATCTTATCTGAGTTATCACCCATTAATGTCTTATATAAGATAAAATTATGAGCTGGGAGGCCAAATTTTTCTTTTACTAGTTTTGGTGTGTAATATTCTTTAACCATAGGACTATAAACTGTTATGTTATCATCTACTAGTTGTAAGAAATCTTTATCCGCCGACACAATTGTACATTTACTGTCGTATTTAGTGGTCATATAACGGGATAAATGCGCTATAATGTCGTCTGCCTCGACTTTATCGAGCATAATTAAGTTGACGGGTAAACACCTTAAATAGTGAATGAGTCGAGAAATTTGATTTACTTTAGATTCATGTTCTTCATCTAAATCATCAAACGTATCATGGTTAGTCATTCGGGTTTGATTCCTACCTGATTTGTATTCCGGGAGTAAGTTCTTCCTGTTTATGGAAGAACCCACTCCGTCGAATACAATATACACAGATGTAGGTTTATTTGTGTTAATTAGAAAACTTAATGATCTTAAAAAACCACCTAAACCACCAACATGAACTCCTCCCTGGTTAACATAATTCAATACTGCAAAGTTTCTTAAGAATAGATTTAAACCATCTATAATTAATACTTTATCATGTTTTGAAAATGTACCTGTGATTTCTTCATCGTCTCCTGGTTTAATATTATCTAATAACCGGAATAAATCTTTTTTATCCATCTTATTCTTCGTCAATTAATGTAATGTTCTCTTTACTCTCATCCCATTCGGACTTATCTTCAGCGAGACCAATTCCATCAATACTACCTAAAATATGTACCCATTCATGAGCATGTTGTTTCTTATAATCAGCAATATCCTTGTTATCATCTTGAATAAAACCATGTATTGTAGCTACAACTGTATTTTTAGTTTGTAATCCTGTGACGTGATTTTTATCTACTGCTACTTTAGTACGAACTGCGAATTCAACTTCCTTACCATCTTTAGTTGCTTTTAACTTACTTGTACCACTATTAGTAATATTACCAAATGTTAATACAATTGAAGCGTCTAAAAACATTGTCTCACCATTTTTCATTTTCATTTTAGGTTGAGCAAACATATTTTCAGCTGGTGCGACCCAGATCTTATTAATTGCAACCATTGAATTTGTATATGGTGATGATTCTTTCCTTGATAATGGGAAACGTTGATTAATAAAATTACCAAACTGTTGTGATACTGCACCTGCATTCCACATCGGATTATTTTTATTCTGTTCAACACTCATTTTACAAGGTATAGAACCAATTGAGTCCCAGAAGAAGCATAAATCATAAGGTAAATTACCTTTCTTTTGCTCATCTAACAAGTCAGCTATAAATTCTGCTACATCTTCAATAGTTCCTAATGAACTTCTATCAGTATATAGGAAAAATCCTTTATAGTCTAACACTTCTCCTGTTGATTCATCGACAACATCTTCAACTTGGAAACCCATTTGTTTAGCATGTTCCCAAGACCATTTCATCTCTGTAATAATAAACACAGGCAAAATGCCCATTTTCTGGGCATTAATTGCCAACTCAAGTAATGCTGTTGTTTTACCTGTGTTACTGTGTCCTCTTAAGAGATTAATATGTCCTACTGCTGCACCCGGAAGTGAAGTTGAATCTTGTAATGCTTCAGAGAATGGAATCCATCTTTGTTCTTTAAACTTAACTGTTGTGTTAAGTAATTTTTTCTCTTTAAATTTATCTAGATTAAAACTAGCTTTCATTTCAGCAGAGACCGCTGTCATTAAAGATTCTTTCTTTTTGGCCATATAAGTTTTTATTTATTAGAATGGTGCTTCTTCGCTCTCGTCTTCGTCATCAAACAAAGCATCAAACTTATCCGCTTTAGATACCTTAGCTACTGGAGCTGCTTTCAAACTATAGTTTGTTTTAGGTTCTTCTTTTGCTTTTGCAATGATCGGATCTTCATCTTCATCTACTTCAACTGCTACTGTCTCTTCCTCTTCTGGGTTTAAGAAGTTAGCTAAAATTGTTTTAAGATCTTCAAATGAAGTTTTACGTTGTAACTCTAGAACATTTGGTTGTTCAGTTAACCACATTTTGATAGTTTCTTTATCAGTACCTAGTGGTGACGTTTTAGGTTTAACACAAATTGATGATTTTAATCCTTGACGACCACCAATATCACCTGTTACTACGTCAACTGTAAAGTCACGTCCTTCGCTGATGTCAGTGAAATCTCCATAATCTTCATCCTCAGCAATACCTAATAATTGCATATAGATTTCTTTTCCGAACTCCCACAAACGTACTCCTTTTTCTTCTTCACCACGAACAACTACAGGAGCAAATACTCGCATTTTAGGATCTAATTTCTTAGCCAATTGCCAGTTTTCTTTTTCTTGTGTAGTACGAAGTGATTTTGCAAACTCAACGATTGGATCTTTTTCACCCCAGTTGGTTAGAGCATAAATTGGGAATTTTGAAAACCCGTAGTGTACAAACACTTCTTGGAATGGGTTATTCTTGTTTAGCACTGAAGGTACAATTCGGATTTGATACTTACCTTCTGCTTTAGGCTTCCAATAATACTTGGAATAGTCAACCTTTTCTTTTTTGGCGCCTGATGACTGTAGAGAGCTTAATCTCTGTTTAATCGCATTGATGTCCATTTTTATTTGGTTTTAAATTGTTACTATTTAATATACTACATTTTTACTAATAGGCCAAACTAGCTAATACAAGCTTTTAAAATGCCTTTTCTCGTAGTGTTTCTTTAACGTTACGTACCTTATAATTCAATGATCTTGAATACCTTTGTATTCAATTGTTTTAACTCGTTATGTTGGGTTAATAATATGCTATTTTTATAATGAGGCCAATTTACTCTATAAGCCATATCAACTACTCCTCCATTTAACTTTTTAATAAGTTCATTTAGAGCATTTATAGTATAAAGCGTATTGGTTTCTTTTTTACGATGAACTAGAATTGTGTTCTCGGGGATTGAATTTACGTTACCTTGATCGACATTGTAAGTGACAACATATTCATTTGTGCTTTTAACAAACAACACAAACATTTTGTTGTACATAATGGTGTAGACAGCAGATAATTCACTTACTAACTCATCTAATTCCTCACCACTTGTGAATGTGCAAAATAACTTATTGTTTAACAAATCCTTGATATTAATATTGTTCGTGTCATACATATCATAGCCTGATTTAAAAGTCATAATTCTTCCCTCCATTAATTTTTATTGATAACTTCATTTCTTTAAATATATTTTTGATCTGTTCTAATTCTTGCTCTTCATCTTCATCCCAATCAAGTAGAAATGAGTCATATGTGTATAGAACTATTTTAGTATTTTTACCTGCTAATATCTTATGAATCTTAAGTAGTATACCTATGTTTGTAGATGTTTCTAGGTTTTGTAAGATATAATTGAATAATTTTTGTGGATTCATATTTTCTAATGAATCCTTTTTAAACATGTAACCTGATATAGGAGCGTTAATAAAACCTTGTTCATTAAACAATTTCCATTGTTCTTGAACATATGTTTGAATTTTTTGGAAGAATGGAAGTGATTTGTATTCTTCAAATACTCCACCGTATAACTGTTTAAATGTTAATTCTTTTGCTTTAGCGTAGTCTACGCCATACATGCTAGCAAAATCAGCGTGAATATCAGGGTTACTAAATTCATGAGAAACCAGTTGTCCAGCCAAAGTCGGATTGTATGCAGAAATATCAATTTCAAGAAATTCATTGTTTTGTGGTATAAAGCTTGCTCTTGAGTGGTTGTCTTTCTTTAGAGCAGCGAAGTTAATGCTATTAAAGGCATTAGATGGGCGTCTTGTTGTAGTATTGAGATTATATTGAGTAAACACCCTACTATCGCGTATCGAGTATAAGCTATTATTTGGTTCATAGTATTTATAAAACTTGTCTTCATTAATTTTAATTCCGTTCTTTTCAATTCCAAAAAATGCTAAAGCACCTTTATTATAGAATTTAACATATTCTGGTTTTGGTTCCAATATAATTTGTTGGAGTTGAGTATAAATATTCTCACAAACCTCATAATGCTTAACTATTGGAATTATTTTGTTAATATCTGTTTTATTAGGATGTTTTCTATAAAAGATATCAAATACAGGTTCAGATGGAGTTTCTACATATTTAATAGAAGAAATATCTGTTACTTTGTTTAGTTGGAAATAATATAGGAATGATTTTTTATCCCTAACATAAACCGTATCTATATGTTTTAATAATTTTTCAATGTATGTTTTCCCAAGTGACATTGTTTCACTATGGTCAATACAAAACATATATCCTTTAGAATCATAAGTTGGTCTAATATAGACTAAACATACATCATTTAAAGCAGGGTGAATTTGATTATGATAAGGAATAATCTCAACAAAGACTTCCTTATAGTCTTGATTAAAAAATTCTCTTAATTGATCTTTAGTTTCTACTAACCAATACATAACCTTTATTTTTTAATAATATAGTAATAAAGATTTTGCAGGCCAAATTATTGTGTTAGTAGAAATACTGAGAACCAAGTACCAGACCCAGCGGCTGTTCCAGCTTGAATATTTTTAGTAGTAGTAGCTCCATTATATACTGTGAAGTCAACGTAATCAGTACTACCATTAAGGTAGGTAATTTTTGTGCCTGTTAAGCTTATACCTGTTCCATTGTTACATGGCTGTTGTACAATCATAAATGAATTACCATTCTTTCTTGCTTGAGCATTAACTTGTGCTGAGGAGGATGCTACCATGTTTTCAAACCATGCACCAAAAGAAACATTATAATATCCATTAACAGTTGGGGTAACTCTCCATGTTGTAGCGTCATACCAATTTTGTGGGTCGTAGTCATCTACAAATTTTATAACAATATCTGACCCAGTTGTTATTGCTTGGTTAGTGCTTATCTTACCTTGAGCAAAAAGCGATCCGGTAACTATCATATGATCAACAGCATATGATGCTGTTGCAGCATTTATTAAATTACCATTTATTTTAGTTATATTACTTATCCCAGCCATACTTTATTTTTATATTTGAGTCCAATCATTACTTGGTCTAAACTTCATTAGCCATACATTGGTAGAAACTGGGTTTTGATAGTAAATATGTCCTACTACTCTTATTACATCACTGGCAGGTTGTGTAGTTGTTAATCGTCCTGTTGTTCCTGATAAATAAACTGGGAGTCCGTGGTCCGCGCCTACTACGTATGTTCCTACTGATCCATCATCACTCACAGTCATGTCACCATCTATTAATATAGATCCGTCAGCTTCAATACCTAACATTTTAGTAGATACAGTTGGAAGATTTTTTAATGATTTCCATGTACCGTCAGTATCTAAGTACATTATGTCAAAAGCAGTGACACTAGCGTCTATTGTGCCTCCAATGACCTGCCCTGAATATCGAGCATATTCTGTAAGATTTTGTTGTTGTTGGTTGTTTATATAATTAGCGATATATAATCGACTAGATACAACATCATCATTATATGATGCGTAATTAAAAGCCTCAACACTATTTGGAGTATAAAGTACTCTATTCTCCCAATCTATACTTACATTAGCACTACTATCATTTAAACTATAATTTTCCCAATCAACTGAGTTGTTACCTATATTTGTAGATAGTACACCACCTTGCCAATCTACTTTATTTACTCCGTTAGTCAATAGAGTACCATATGTAGTATCTATTCCATTAGATGAGCCTGATACTATTAAAGATCCTGTTATTGTGACTCTTTGTATTAAGGGGTTAACATAAGATGCTGTTAAAGCATTTGTAGCCCAACTAGCTGTTCCTTGTAATGAGCCTGTAAATGAAGATGCTATTAATGAGCCTGTTACTGTTAAGTTACTTGTGAATCGACCTGAGCCACTTACATTTAATTTAAAACCTGAGTCAGTTGTGGTTCCTATTAAGATATTACCATTATTTTTTATAAGAAAATCAGGTATACTTGTTGCTCCATTAAATACACCAAACGAATCGTCTGTTGAATATCTATTAATGTTAAAAGAGGTATTTGCCCTTCTTCCATTTACTCCAATTGTTGTAGCTGCGACTGAGAATAAATTAGCTGTTAGACTTGGGTTTGTTCCATTCTCTCTTAATGTTGTACCAGCATCACTTATTGTCATTGCGTTGTAAGTGGTGTAAGCAAATACATTAAATATATTACCTCCTCCTGAGCTTAAAATTCTAGCAGTCCCATTAACATCTAGTGTATTAGCAGGTGTACTTGTTCCTATACCTATGTTACCACTTGAGCTAATACGCATTCTTTCAACACCAGCCGTTTGAAATATATGATCTTGGACACCTGATGTATTAATATTATATATAGCTCCACTAGTACCACCTGATAATGCTACATAGTTAGCATTGTTGTTTCCGCGTGTTAATCGTAAAGTACCATCTCCACTGCCTACACCATATATTTCTAGATCACTATTAGGAACAGTATTTCTAATACCTACTCGACCACTACTACTTACAAATAATAAATTGCTACCTACTTGTAGTTGGGTAGCATTTGAACTACTAATAATAGTACTACCTGTTATTATAACATCTTGTCTTAATGGATTAACATAAGATGCTGTTAAAGCATTTGTAGCCCAACTTGCAGTGCCAAATAATGATCCTGTAAATGAACCACTAAATGATCCTGTATGGGAACCATTAAATGACCCACTAAATGAACCTGTGTTTGATAAAAATTGGTCTACACGATTTGCTGTTAGTATTACAGAGGGTATTCCTGGGTGTGTACCTGAAATTGGTTCTGCTAATAATCTTAAATCAGTATCAGCAGATACCCATATGATTTGATAATAATCTCCAGCTGCGGATGTCACAAACCAGTTCCAAGCCGCTACTACTTTAGAGTTGTTTGTTGGTAAAGTTAAAGTGGTTGCGGTGTCAGTTAAATCAATTCCATTTTTACGTAACCAGATAACAATATCATCTGTACCTCCATCTGTTTTATCTACTTGCGCTGAGAATTGGATATTATATATCCCAGCATTAATTACTTTAACATATGTGTTAAAAGGATTTGTTGATCCAGATATTGATACTCCGTTTGTTATGTCTGTTGAATTGAAAGACATTGAACGAGGTACATTAGCTATAGGATTAGTTTGGGTTGTTGTATCATAAAAACTACCATACGAACCTGTTGCTGTGTTAAAAATTGTACTTCCACTTAATGTAGCACTAACTGTCACTTGACCTAAACCATTTGTTGGAGATAAAGTAATATTAGGACCTGCTAATAATTGAGTCACACCACCATTAGCAGCGTATGACGCAGATAAAGCATATGAAGCAGAAGCAATACTACCTAATAAATAAGAAGCAGTAGCGGCATAAGAAGCAGATATAGCATTAGAGGCACTTATACCTGTAATTCCACTTCCGTTTCCAAAAAAAGACCCCGAAAAGGATCCTGAATAGGATCCTATCGAGGAAACATCTATTGGAAAATATTCTGCCATTTATTAAACTGTTGGCTCTTCAGGAGTAGGCTCAGGTGTTGGGGCTGGTGGGGAATATTTCTCAAATGTTGAAGCGCTATTGATAGCGTTAGCATCTTGAAGATTATCAATTACATAAGTATCTAAAGCATCAATCAATTGAGTATATGCATCTGTAATTGTAGGATCATATGTTAAAGTAGCTTTATCAATACTTTGATATCCTACTGCACCATTGTTAGCAATGAATACATCCATTGCGATTTGACCTGCATATTGAAGGTGTGGTACTAATGTTAATAGAGGAGATTCGTAAATCAATCCTGTTTGTGGGTTTTGGAAAAATCCGGTTACTTGTACTGCCATTTTATTTTTATTTGTTTATTATAAATATTAATTTGTTATAAATAGTATGGTAAGAATACTACAGCTCCATTCACTGTTGCTTTATAGAATCCTGCTGGTCTTGTATCATCAATCGGTCCATCTGTTTCGGGAATATTGATAACAAGTTGATCATTTATTGTTGTAGAACTTGATATTATAAGTCCGTTTGTAATTCGAGCGCTTCCACTTACATCTAATTTGTAATTAGGGGTTGTAGTTCCTATACCAAAACTACCTGTTTCGTTTACTCGGAATAATTCATTTGCAGTACCATTAGCTGTTACTCTAAAGACAGCATTAGTACTATCATTATTAGCGTCAATGTCTATTGTTTGGCTTCCATTATTACTAATAGCATAATTCTCACCCATTGTTAAGTTTTGGGTTAGTGTTACAGAAGTAGCACCTATTACACCATTAACAAATAAAGCATATCCTGTTGATACGTTTGTTGAATTGACAGCTACAGCACCTTGTAGGGTTGATGTTCCACTTACTCTTGTACTACCACTTACATCGAGTTTATACCCAGCATCAGTTGCTGTATTTATTCCTACATTATTTGTAGGAGCAAACATATAAATAGCTGTTGCTGAGTCATTAGTACCTAACGCAAATGTTCCAGTGTCTCTTCTTCTAATAGACTGGTCACCTATTAATAATCCAACAAAATTACTTGTAGAACTTCTTACTTGAATACCACCTTGAACAACTAATTTAAAAAATAAAGAAGAAGTTGTCCCAATACCAACACTTCCACCATCAAATACAACACTACCAGTTGTAGTTTCAATTGCTCTGAAGTCGGGTGTTGATGTTAATGTTGGGTTAACATATAAACCTCTTGTAACTCCATTTCCTCCACCTGATTGGTCTATTCCTCCGCCAATATTTAATATATTGTAACTCCCAGAACCAGCATTAGGAGTAGCAACAGATGCACTAATATAAAATATGTTCCATTGTGAGTTAGCAGATTGGCCAGCAACTACACGTGTTCCCCCAGAAAACATAAATGCAGATCCTACATAACTAGTGTTAGCATTTGATGTGTAAAAGTTAAAGTTTCTTCCTTCGTTTACAATATTAGCTGTGTTACTATTTCTAAATCTTATTTCTCCATCAGAATTACTTGGGGTTAAAACAATCCCATAGTATGAGTTAGTTGTTGTATTAAAAGTTAAACTATCAGCTCGAGTAGATATTGCTCCCGCGGAAGCAATAAAGGTGTTTAATGAATTGTTTTGTACTCTTAAACTTCCACTAACATCAAGTTTATAACCAGCGTCTGTATAGGTTCCACCTGTTTGTATTAGTAAATTTCCATTACTAAAAAACCTACCCCATTCGGTTGTACCAGTTCCATTATAAAATTGAATAAGCCCACCTTGTAGAGCTAAATTACCTCCATCTATTGTAGATAAAGTTGTAGCACCCGAAGTTATATTAAGAGCAGGATAAGTAGTGTACCCACTTATAAAGAATTTTGCTTGTTTAGATGCTTGGTTACTACTTAAAGTAATATGACCTAAATCATTAATCCTAAATAATAAAGTATCCGCGCTATCTGTTATTGAAAAATTATTTGTTGCACTTGTAGTGCCAGAACCTTTTACTGTTAATCGAGCTGAGTCTGTAGTTGTGCCTATAAGGAAATTACCTGTAGCACTTACAAATTTAGCTCGTTCAGTATTACCTGGTTTAAATATTATGTCTTGGAATGTACTTAAAATCATTCCTGTACCCCATTCATTAGATACAAAACCTATCTCAGTAGGAGTTCCAGGTGTGAATTCTTGAGTAAATTGTAATTTATTTGGGTTTGAAGATCCTACATTTAAACGTAAAGTTGACCCTACATCACCATAGATAGATATTAAACCTGTCCCAGTTCTTCCATTCACACTAACAGAACCAGTTACACCTAAGCTTCCAGTTATTAAAGCAGACCCAGTATATGGGAATGCAGATGGGATTGAGAACAGTGAACCTGTTCCATTATATATGTTAGTACCATCAGTTTGGAGAATACGTTGGTATGTATCCTCAATATTCTGACCTGTTAAATCAAAAGGTCCAGCCATAACTTATTTTATTTATTTAGGTAGTTTAGAAACTATCCCATTTATAATCTCTTGAACATAATTTTGTTCAACTTTGTTTTCTTGTAGATAAGTACCGATTATATTATTTACTTTATCTTTTTTAACAGTTAAGTTTTTAACATTGATATCTTCTTTAACCAACATTTTAACTATTCTGATAATATGTTCAGTTACAGGATCAACTTCTTGTATTCCTGTAATTTGAATTTTAGGAGCAGTGTCTTTTATAATTTCAGCATCCGATGATTTAACTTCTACAGTTACTTTACGAGATGAATCTACTATAAAATCTGATTTCCAAGGAGTAAAATACGTATCCTCTGCTATGACTTCAAGCTTTATTTGACCTGAGGTGTTATCTTCTAGTAATCCTTTTAATTTTTTAATAGGAATAGAACATTTTCCGTCTTTATTAATTGTTCCTTCGAACATTAAATTAACATCTTCAGACTCAATGATTAATCGAGCTGAGCTGTTTTTTAATGAAGCGCCTTCAAGTTTAATATTACACTCAAATACTTCTGTTTTGTCAGTAAATAATTTATACATTATAAGTCTACTTTTATGTTTATTCCTAAGACTTCCTTAGCAACTAGGGATATGTCCGATATACGTATTTTACGATCTAGTACCTCTTTAGTTTCTTTGTATTCTTTGCCTTCTACTTTACAAAGTAACTTTATAAATTTTTGTTTCTTATCAGGTTGTTTACCAAAAAAATCATCTGGCGTGTAACCTCCACCTAACGCACCTATTACCTCGGTTATTAACGCGCAATCATCCCAAGTAAACGGATTTTTACTTTGATTCGGGAATGGATTCGCATCCCAAGAAAAATTTGCGTTATCCCACTGAAATGGTGTTCTTGTACTCATTATTTATAGTATTGAGTATAATTTTCTTTTAAATATAAGCCAAGTCCTAGTGCTTTTTCTCTTTGTTCTGTTAATTCAACTATATTTTTATTTACTTGGGCTACTTCTTCCACTGTACCTGTTAATTTCCAAAATAAAGAAAATGTTCTATATAATTTCCAAAGTACATCAGGACTTTGTTTTTGAAATTGAGTGTAAGTATTTTTATTTATTTCAGTGAATATAGGTTGATTTCTTTTAATACTAAAATATCTAGTAAATTCTCCATTAGAATAATCTTGTTGTGTAGGTAATATTGGGGAAAAAGATATAGAAGGTTTAGCTCCATCACCTATAAAATTTTTATAATCAGAATTTGATTGACCTTTAGCTACAACAATTTCTTTTTTATCAGTAAAATTAGGAGTAGCACCTGTAAAATATTTACCGTTATAAAGTTTATGATAGTAACCTATATATATTTGAGTAGAATTTAAGTATGTAAATTCATCCCCAGATGTGTATAGGTTAGTTTTAATCTTATTTTGAGGAATGTAAGTCATATTTAAACTCTGTTATAAACTTGTTCTGCTTTTGAATAAAATCCTTGCATTTTATCTAAAAATGGTTGTTGTTGCCATCTACCATCAGCTATACCTGCGCTAGATCTAATCCACTCATATCCGTATGTTGTTGATACTGCGTTAACATAAGGTAATTGTTTTTGGAACCATGGGTTATCATCAAATCTCTTTGGTGTTCCTCCAATATAAATTCCAAAGTTTTTAATTTTAGTAGTTTTATACTTAATACCTTCTTCAGCATTACTAAAAGAAGCAAATTCTCTAAACTCACCACTTCCATCTTTTAAACATAATCTACCTGTTATAGCGCCATCATTACTCCATTTTCCAGAGTCAGTTTGCATTCCACCATAATTATTATTAAATCCTCTAAATCTATCTCCTTCCCCTTGTTCATTTTTCATAATAGCAAACGCGGCTAAAGCTACTTCTTTTGAGAAATTAGGTTTTAATATTCTCATCATTTCATCATCACTTATATATGTTCTAACATATGGTATTACTGGTAGATTAGGGTATGATGATGCTCTTTTACAATTACCTATATTACGGTATGGGTCAAGTATGTTTGTTTCCTCAGTAGGAGAAGTAGCTCCATCTCCTGTTATAAAGTTTTCAGCTCCTATTGGTTTTAAATTAATTTGTCTAGGACCACTAAGACTTTCTAAAGTAGTAACCCAATCGTTATCACTAATTTTATGCGATACACCTTTAGTTATGAATTGTATATTCTTTTTGTAGTTATCAGGTAATATTTCATCATTGATAGTGTATGACTCATATATTCTAGGACCACTAAGTCCTTTCATTGTTAATTCAAGGTTAATAGGAATAAATCCTACTCCACCTATATTTCCTTGTTGAGTGTAATACCCTAATTCATATTTAAATAAGTCAACAACTGCTTCAGTCCCACTAGTTATATCATCTTGTGTTATAGTTCCTATTTGAATTTTATTAATGATATTAGCATATTGAGTTAAGTTATTTGTATATGCTTGTTCAGGTGAAATAGATCCAGAAGCATCAGTTGTTGTTTCATCTTCTGTTTTAACATCAATTATACTTGACTTTTCTTTAAGTACTCTATCTTCATACCCAACATTTAATTTACTTAACGCAGTGGCGTTTTCTCCTACTTTATTACCATTAACTTGAGCACCTATTGATATAGTAGAAGCAAATTTATTATCTAATTGACTTTTAATTGATACTTCTTTTACAAAACTACCTTCATTAGAATTTAATAAATTAACATTAAGTTTAGTAGGTGTCATATCTCTATTTAAATAATCACCAGCGCCAGGTAAAGTATTATTATCTATGATATAAAAATAATTAGTTAATTCATCATATACTACTTCAAATGAATTTATTTGTCCTGTAGCATCTGATATACCTTGCATTATCTGTGTTAAAAATGCATATAATGATACTTTTCCTTCTTCGTCTATATTATTTGTTAATGTGGTAGATATAAAATCTAAATTAATATGAATATGCATAAATTTACCTAAAAATGGATATCCACTAACTCTAAAATAATCACCTAAACCAGATAAATTTCTAGGATTATCTACAGTTTCAGTTGCTCCTTGTATCCAACTTGTTGTAAACCATGTCTCATCTACTTCTATAGTATCTGCGGTATTGTATTCAAATTCATCTTCTGAGGCTATTGTTAATGGTTTATTAAATCCATATCTGCTTCCCCAATCATTAGCATCTTGGACTGTTATTGTTTGACCTTCTCTACGAGTCAGAATTACTGAGTCAATAAGTTCAGGTTTATCATCATTAGGTACAGTAGTTGGCACTCCTTTAATTTTACTAGTATTATATGGAATATTGTCTTCGCTAACATTACGTGTTACAACAGGTTGTTTAAAAACATAAGCTTGAAATGAATTACCATCAGGCCATAAATTAAGTCCATTTCCTAAAAGATCATAAGTATATAAAGTATATGTTTTTTTAGCAGATGCTGTTCCACTTCCACCACCTTGAGCTGAGTTGTCTGACGGTTTTAATAAACAGATTTGAGGATTAGTACTTCCTTGGTTTGGTATAGTTAAACATAAATTAGTTTCATAATCATGATCTATATAAAACATAGGTTTATGAACACCATCAGTATTAGATTTAGAAGTATCATATTTTAATAAAAATGATTCTATTATTCTTAATAATGTACCTAATTTTATATAATAAAGATCACTTTGAACAGCATCACCATCTTCTTCTGTTACTAAACTATAATATCTATTCTTTATAGCTTCTTGATACACTAAAATATTACTAGCCTTATTCCAATCTGTTACTTCTTTAGGATCAAAATAATTAGGTGCTATTAAATCATATTGAGCATTAGTTTTTGTAAATCTAACAATTTCGCTAGTTGTTAAACTAGCGCCAGTTCCCCCATCATTAAATCCATTTATAATACCATTTTGTTGATCAATCTCACTTCTAAGAGCATATAATATTTGATTTATTGTAGATTTATTTTTATTAACTATAACTGGGGGTTTATTTTGGTTTTCTTCAGTAGATTCTGTTGTACTTTGGATTCCTGGGTAGTTAGTGTTAACTTTTAATGATTCAATAACATCACCTATAGATATAAGTTTTAATGTAATATTGTATCCTCCATCTTGTCTTAAACTCCAATCAAAATTTCTAACATATCCTAAATAACCATCATAGTTTCCACAATATGATTCTCTTTGTTGTTCTAATATTTCTAGTACTTTATCTTGATCATAATCACCATTTAAAAATCCTTGGTGAACCCAATCAGGCATATCATTACGAAGTGTGTTATTATCATACCATAAAGTATGACCCCACTCTAGAAACATACTAAACTTTAATTTTAAATATAATGCTTCTATTATTCTAAATTGAGCTAAACTATGACATACTATTTCAACAGTAGCTTCTCTTAATGAACCTCTATTTAATGATTTAATTTCAGCTGAAACTATACCTGGGGGTGGTACTAGACCATATGTTGTAACATCTACTCCATTTAAATCATTTCCAGCTAGTCCAATTGATGGTGTATAACCATATGAAGGATTTTGTTTGTCATAACCAACACCATGTGTAAAGTCACCAGCGAAATTACCTACATTGTAACTTTCATATTTTCGTGCAGAAAATAATACTGATTTTTTAGCTAAAAGATCTCCTGAAAAGTTAGTAACTCCTAATTCTTTAGCTTTTTCATATGTTATATTAACACCTGAAGATAATCTAACCCAAGATGTATTATTATTTATGTATTTTAATAGATCTGGGTTTCTTTCTTTATATAAACCTAATGCATTTTGTCTAACACCAATTTGTAATGCTACATACGGTTTAAAACTTTCACCAATAATATCTCTAGGCATAACTTTATGTATTTAATAACATGTAAGCATTTAATATATTTGATACATCTGTTGGTATTCTAATTTGAGTACCGGTTGGAATGTATAATGAGTTTTGAGATAGTGTTTCATTAGCAGTAGATATAACCCACCATAATGATGAATCATTATAATATTGTTGAGCTAATAAATCAAATCTATCTCCAATAGTTGTTATAACATATATATCAGTAGAAGATAAAGGTACTCTAGGATACTTATTATCTCTATAATATCTAATACCTTGGGTATTTTTTATGACTGGTATGTTTTGGTATCTATTCATTTTTAAATAGTAACTTGAGGATCATCTGTTGGTGTGTTAATGAATGAGGCTTGGAATCTAGGTGTGAATGAGTGTATTGGTATAATACTTAAACTTACATCAATCATTCTAGGTAATTGTCCTACATCATCTACACTATTTAATGTTGTTGGTGTTATAATTATCCCATTATCATCTCTATTTATATCCCACCCAGCCTCAAATGATGGTTTTAAACTTACACTTTCAATAATACATGGAACCGAATTTAAATAATTTCCTACAGTTATATTAACAAAATTACCCCTCATATATCCTGCTTCTGAGTAATTTGGAGCAGTTACACCCGCAAGATAATTTAATTTTTGGTAAATTGGTTTCATTTCTGCTCTTGAGTGAGCGTATACTGTGAATGATAATGAAATATTTCTGGAGAAGCCAGTGTATTTGTAGAAGTTTTCAGCTCTTCCTACATATTTGTAAGAATCCCATTCTGCTTTATAATCATCTCCAAATTCATTAAGATACGCTCTAAAGAATAACCAAAAGTTCTCAGTATCTGTTGTAGCATCATTATTATTAATTTCAAAGAAAAACTTAATTAAATCTGTATTTTTGTAGTCCTCAGCTTTATCTTTTGTTAAAACACGTTGAAGTTGTAACTCATCTGAATTTATAGATTCATTAGTTAACTGTGGTCTATCAGTACGGAATTGAGTTAGTGAAGTTTTATATGTTGTTTCTCTATTAAACTCAGATATATTAGGATATGGTAATGGAACTATTGTACCACCCTTTGTTGGGTTTTCAGGGTCTGGTATAGTTTTTATGTTATAATATGGGTTTAAGGAATTTAAAGTAGTTACTCCCTTATTAGTAACAACAGCCGCATCTGAGAATGATTGGATTGAAGGTATGTTTTGTTGAAGATTAGAATCTAATCTATTACTAATTTTATTACCTGTTTCCCTAGTGTATTTATCTGATGCCTCTGTTAATTTGTTAAGGTTTATAAGATTTTTAGCCCCACCTTTCTTACCAATTTTAAAAGTATTAGGCCATCCTATTAGTCTTTTTGATGGGAGAAAAGTTTTAGGAATATCTTTTACTTCACCAATTGTTCCTTTCCTATTTAATATATTACTAACATTGTTTGTATATATTTTTTCATTATCCTCACCATATGTAATTATAAACTCATTTGAAGCATTTGTTTCTCCAGATGGGTTGTACACCCAATTAACGTTACTTGAACTTACATTAGTTGGTCTTAAATAATTAGAATCAGTTTTTAATTTACCACTATTTAAATTAAACTTATTTGCTTCTCTATCTTCAGGTTTATTAACAGATGTATCTCTATTTTTTACAATTGAGCCTGAAGGATATACCCAGGTAACATTGGATGAATTAACACCAGTTGGTCTTAGATAATTAAGATCTGTTTTTAATAATTCTCCATTTAAATTAAAAGTATTATTACTTTGGATAGGTGGTTTATTAACAGATGTATCTCTATTTAATATACTATCTTTTACATTACCTGTTTGATTACCTGTTAACTTAATTAAATAACTAGTTGGAACATTATCTAATGAATAGTACGCGTCTGATGCTCCTCTATTAATTCCAAATTCATAGTTATTATTCCCATAAACCCAATTAATAGTTAGTGCTCCACTATATACTAAATAATTTTTATTATCTATATTTGTACCACCTTCTCTAAGACCAAATACTGTTCTGTCTTTAGGTAAATCTACAGTACGAGTTGGATTTTGAATTCTAATATTAGTTATACCTAACCCTAATGGAGCATTAGGACCACCAGGATAAGACAATAATATACCACTACCAGCTAAATTTGTTACACCAAAAGGATTAATAGTTAAAGGACCTAATGGTTTTTTCTCTACTTTAGCAGTATACGCTATAGTTAATCTATTTTCATATCCTTCTCCTGGTAGGAATTGGAATGTAGGGTCTACACCAAATCCTCTTGTTGCATAATAATAACCATATCTTCCACCATTAAAATATGATGGTTCAGAATTATTTAATCCTTGTTTATTAACATGAAAACCTAAAGAATTTAAACCAGCTTGAGATAGTGTTCCTAATGGATTATAAATTCTATTAATATTAACTAATTTAGGATTTTGTCTTTCTAATAATTCTTGTTTGATAGTAAATAATAATCCGTTAGGAGTTTTTGTATCAGTAAAGAATTTAGATAATCTTTTTACATCCTGAAATGAGTTAACAGGGTTTAAGTATCCATTACGTAGCAAGAAATCTGCTGACGTTGGAGCATAACCCTCAGGTATGGAAGTGGTAATGTAGGGTTGGTTACTTGAACCACCTCCTCTTTGATCATTACCATATCTGAGAGATTTAAGATCAGTTCTTAAATCGATTAATCCCATTATCCTGGTAAGTTATTGATATATTGAGTTGGAGTTTGTCCGTCTAAATCTAATTGAGATCCTACTAATGAAGCTGGGTCTAAAACTGATACTTGTTGGTTGTAAGCAGTTGGAGTTTGACCATCAGTATTTGTTAATAGTGATCCTTGTGTTGTTAGTATGTCTAGTAGTCCCATGATTTTATATTTTAAAGGTTTATTATAAATATTAGCTATTATTGGACTTGAACAGAACTTATGTTTAATGCTGTTCCTACTTTTGTAGAATCCATATATACATCACTACTCTTATTTAATATTTGATTAAGTACACTTTCTACAGCCGCTAATTTATCTATCATAGGTTGCATATTAATTGAAGGAGATGAAGATTGTTGTGTTTGTTGTTTACCTTTACCTCCTAAATCAGTTCCTGCTATAACAGTATCTTTATCATTTAAAGCAATTGCTCCTTCAGGTGCTAATAAAGTACGTTTACCGTATCCATTTTTACCTTTACCAGCTGACATAATGTCATTACCTTTTAAAAACTTGTATCCTAATGCCGCTACACTTGCACCAGCTGCTAAACCAGCTACTAATCCCCAAGGTCCTAAACTTGTAAATGCTCTAATAACAGTTGTGACAGCTTGTCCTATTAATTTTACTAAACTAGATTTAGCTATTGCATTATAAACTGTTGCTATACTATTACCTATAGCGGAAAGGATATTTCTAGTGTATAATAAAACATTAGTTGCTTTATCTACTAAATAATTTTTAGCTTTTATAGCCGCTTCTTTTATTGATGTTGCTAAAGATTGTTTACCAAACATCAATTCAAGCTTTTTCTGTATATTATTTTTTATAGTAAGTAAAAGACTATTCCTCTTAACCATTTCTTTTTGGTTTTCAGTTAATAGTGTTCCTTTAGCTAAAATATTAGCTGCTTTTTGAGTCATAACAGATTGTCTGTCAGTTATTAAACCAATTTTTTTAGCAGCATTTATTAACACAGTTTTTCTATATAAACCATCCCCAGCAAACTGCATTGTTTTATAACCTATAGCTATTATACCAACCCATTTAGCTATAGGGACTAAGAATTTTAACATTTGTCCTAATCCTCCAACTATTGGGCCTACTATTTTGAATATTTCAGAAAATACATCTAAAACAGGCATCAATGGAGTAACTAAAGACATGAATACTTCTTTTAGTTTTTCAACAGTAGCATTAAATTTTTCTTGTATGGATTGTTGCTCATATTGTTTAGCTATTTGATCATTACCTAGACGTTTTTTAGCTTCTTCCATCCCTACTTCTTCAACTAATCTATTAAATGCTTGTTGGGCTGATTCTCCTTCTTTAGCTGATAATTTGGCTAATGCTTCTTTATCCATTAAAGATTGAGCTAATTCATTTCTTTGCATACCCATAGACTTAGCTATAGCTTCTTGTTGAATAACATTTAATTTACCAAAGTCTTTAGCTGATCCTACTTGTTTAGCTACTTCAGCAGCTGCTTCAGCAGTTTTACCTTCAAGTGCTAATGATCTTGCTCTTTCAAAATTAAAATTCTTACCAGTTAATAATTCTGCTTCTAATTCAGAAGAAATACTATCTTCAAATTGAAGTAATGAATGAGATATTTTTTCTGCTTGTTCTAAGTTTAAACCAAATTGTTTAGCTTGAACTACAGCTATAGCCAATGCTTCAGCGCTTCCACCTAATGATAATTTTAATGAGGCTGATGCTTTACTAATTTCTTTAAGTACTTCTTTTTCATTAATAACTAATTTATTTTGATTCGCGTATGCCTGCGCTCCACCTAATATTTCTTTAGTGTTATCTTCTAATGTTTTACCGTTAACTAATGATAATTGTTGGATACCTATTAATTCTTCATTAGTGTAACCAGCCATTTCTCTTAATTTAGTAAAAGTAACTAAATCTTTTTCATTTAACATAGCATTAGTACCTAAAGAATTACCTACAGCAACCATACTTTCTTGTAAACCTTTGGTTGATACATTGATATCTCCTGATAAGTTAGCTATTGTATTTAATTCATTTCTAACTTTACTTGCTTCACTATATGATTTATTAAATGATTTAGCTAATTGTCCTGTTTGGTCATCAGCAGATTTAAGGGCATCTATAATTTGGGTAATAAAGAATGTGCTTATAACTAAAGGATCTTTTAAGTTTTCAATAAGTGATGAACCCATTGAACTAATCCCAGCTTTTAATACTTTAAATTTATTAGCAAATGAATTAGCATCTCCATTAGCTTCTCGGATTTCTTTAGCTAATTCTTTCATTTTTTCATTAGCTTCTTCTAAACCAAGTTTAGAAGATAAACCACCAAATCCTAATTTATCTAAAGCAGAACCAATACCTTTAATTGCTACTCCACCTAAACCTAATAATCTCTGTTCTTTATCTAATTGAGTGTTAATAGATGCTAAATCAGCTTCTAATTGATTATAATAAGTATCTTCTTCTTTTAAAATACCAACTATATTACCTTGAGCCGTTATATTTTTTTGTAGTTCTTTATTTAATTTAGTCCTTTCGTTAACTAATCCTCTAAGTTGGATTCTTTCAGCTAACGTTTTATTAGTAATAAATGCTAAATTATTAATAGCGGCTTGATTAGCTTTAGATCTATCTTCTAGACCTTTTTTCTCTAACTGTAAGAGTTTACTAATGTTTTCTAAATTTACTTTTTCTTTCTTTTGCTTTTCTTGAAGTAATTTTATATCCTTTTCAGTTAAAGTAGAGATACCTCTTTGATGATATTGGATTTTTTCAGCTATAGAACTTAAATTTTGGAATGATTTAGCTACTTTATTAACACCAGTATTAGTGTTTTTAATTTCATTAATCATCCTTTGGAAGCCTTCAACAGCTTCACCAATATCACCCGCAAATTTAGTAGATTCTTCTCTAAGTTTTTGAAGATAATCTTTAGCAGCTTTACCTGATTTAACAAGGTTGTCAAATTCTACACCATCAATATCTTTTTGTAAAAGTTTAATTAACGATCTTAATTCTTCTATTTCTGCTTTACTAAAATTGTTGGCTGCCATATTAACTTAGGTATATATAATAAATATTAAATAAATAAGGAATTAATATTTAGGTGCTTTACCTAACTTACCTTTAAAATGTGATGGTAATTCAACTTTTCCATCTTTAATATTACTAGTTTGAGAGCCTAAATCTTCATTCTGTGATTCATTTTGTTTTTCATAATGTTCTTGTAATTTATGAAAAGTAAATTTACGAAGCCAAGTAGGCATGTTATAGACTGTAGTCCAGTCATAACCTCCTTGGCCATGAAAAACAATTTCATGAATTTGAGTAAATAAGTTAGATCTAACTATAGGAATAACATTAGATGTCAGGCCAAAAAAAGCTAAGTCCAACTGGAATTGAAACTTTGTCGTTGCTTCCTTCGGGAAAAAAGGTCAGATCTACGTCTGGTTGTACCTCCTTTATATGCTCCCTTAACGCTCTGGAGTCACGAGCTAATAGTTGTTGATCAACGAAATTTCTAATATCTTTAGAATCTCGATTACCTCCGACTGAAGTGATAAGATATTTTAATCGAGTAGATATTTCTGATGATGAGTTTTTATTTATTTTCTTTAATCCTTCTAATTCAGCATTAATTTTCTTTTCATCAACTCCTGTTAATAACTTAAATGTTATTTCTGTTCCTGTTGATGGTAAAGTAAAATTAAATTCATTTATTCCTTTTTTAAATGATTTAGGATTAATAGATTTATTTTCAATAGTAGTTAGGTCAATATTATATTCTTCACCATCATACTCAAATTTATAATCTTTACCATACCCTAAAATACGAGCTGCTACTAATAAGGCGTTTTTATCGCCTACTACTAGGTCTTCATAATTTACGTCAGATACAATGAGTGATTTAATTAACTCATCTAATACTGTGCCTTTATTGATGTAGTTTTGGTTAGTTAATATATCTTCTTCACGAGCGGTCATGTATTTCATTTCAATTTTTCCGCTTGATAAAGGAGATGATTCAGGGTAGATTAAACCTTGTGAAGGTAAGTCAACAGTTTCTGTTGGTGTTGTGAATTTATTTTCCATATCTTTTATTAGTTATAACTTTAATGTCATATATAAATATATAAAGAAAAAAGAAGCTCGCAAAACTTGCGAGCCCTTTTAAAATATAATTTTTGAATTAGAAGTTCAATACGCAGTAATCAACAGCTACAGTCATTGTAAGGTTAACTGCTGTGTTCTCAGTATCCCAGTTATAATCACCAAAGTTAGCTTCTGTTATGAATGCGCCTTTTAAGATCCATTCTCCTACAATATCACCAACTGGTCCTAAAACATCTATTACTAAGTCCTTTTTATAGAAATCAGAATATCCATCTCTACCTGTTACTGATTCATGGTGTAAACGAACCCATTCCATTACTGACTGAGCACCTGATGGGGTGATTGGGTCGAATAATGTCATTTGAATGTTACCCCAAGTAGTTTTACCTTTAACTTTTCTATATACGTTAATATGGTTTAATGTTACTTCACCTTGAGTTAACGTTACAGCGTTTACTCCTTTGATTAGGTAACTAGGTACTCCATCCATATAAAGGATGAATCTGTTAGCCTGTTTTGGTTCAAAGGCTGTGAAGAATATCTCGTTTGCGTCTAATATTGCCATGTCTTTTTATTTATTATAAATATCTATATAATTAATTTTTATGCTGGGAAAGTTGCTCCAGTTGGTGTAACATTGAAATTCAAGTATATAAATTCAGCAGTTTTGGTAGGTTGTAAGTAAATATTACCTACTAATTGGTTTCTATCA